CTTAATGGCTGATCCTCTGCGAATCCGAATATAGGGATCGCAAGAAGTAGCAATATTAAGAAACCAAACAGTGACTTTTTCATCGTGTCCTCCTATTTCTTCCCCTTCACCGCCACGCCCTGCGCGATGGCCTGAAGCTCCTGCTTGCGCTGCATCTCCATCCTTGCAACGATCTCATCCTTCTTCGGGTCGTCAACGTAATCAAGACCTGCCTGCGCGTCGTACAGCCCGCCCTTGACCATCTCGATTGCTACCTCTTGCTTTGCCATCCGGTTTGTCGGCATGGTCGATCCTGCTATGATCTTTACGTCCAGCCCTTCGAGTTCAATTCCAGGCGGCTTTTCAGTGTCTTCCGGGCGTATCAGTTCGAGTGCCCTTGACCATTTCTCCCTTATTTCCTGTTTCTGTTGGTCCTGCTGGCCCTGGTCCGGTGACTGTTGGGGCTGTTCCATGCCCATGCCCATCTCTGCCGGCTGCTGCTGTGCCAACTGCTGAGTCTTTTCCTTGTCCGGGACCCAGGTTTCCATCTCATCGGGTTCGATCAACCGTTCCCACCATTTGCGAGGCCAATGCCGGAGCATCAAAGCGAGCAGCACCTTTGCCAGTTTTTCGACAACCCACTCGACGGCACCGATGAAAGGTCCGCTCATCATCCCCGCTTGATCCTGCAGGGCCAGCACAAGACGGCCGGAATCCACACCAGGGGGTAGTTTGCCCTTCATCACATCGTGCATGTCAAACTCTTCATTCAGGGCCGCTTCGTCACGCTGTTCCATAGCCGCAAGATCTGCCGAGTTCGTGCCAGGTAACAGACGTCTCGGCTCCCATGTCACATTGCGGCCGACAATCAACTCGTTCCCATGCACGTCATCTTTCACCCACTTGGAATCTTCCGTGCGAACAATGGGTGCGTCGATGTTCTTCGACACGACATAGATGGTCTGCATCCGGCGCTTATTGCGGGACCGTGATATTTCAATCCCTCGATATGTCGGACTGACCGCCATCCCATTGAACGCCCGATCATGGATCAATGGGATCTTGGGCACGACCGGATCGCCGTCGCTGTCCAAACCGAACGGGTTTTTCTCGGTGCTGATCAATTTTTTACCGACCACAACCCGTTGTTCCCTGATCTCGACCCGGCGGGGCTCATGCAGTTTGTGCGTGAATCCCTTAGGCAGTTTGGCAATCGCCTCCTCCGCCTCTTTGTCGTTATGGAGATAGACATTTTCTATCGATCCATCCGGGCGAATGATGGAGAGCTTTCGTTCACGCTCCTTCTTGATCAGCCATGCCTCGATCTCCCAGATATCCGCCACATCTTCGGCCAACGTGCTGCCGTCGGAATCCCGTTTCTTCTCCGCTTCCATCCGGGCGTATTCATCCTCCCCAGGCTTCCCGGCGCTGCTGGTCCCCTCCTGCTCGTCCGTGGTGATCGGCTTGAAATCAAGATCCTCATCCGTGACCTCGTAATTCTCCTTTGCGTAGGTCCGGGTAATCAGGTGGGCTTTGATGATATGGCTATCTGATTTATCGGGCTTCCGGCTCTTCTTGTCCCAATAGTAGTCAAGGGGGTTGTCGGACTCGAAAACGATCTTGCCAAACTCGCCCTTCGTCGGGTCGAACTTGACATCAATCCATCCCATCGATCCGGTCTTGGCCTCCTTCACGACGTCATATATCACGAAATTCCCGACGTTCTGACCCCAAACGAAGTCGAATCCCCTCTTGAGGAGCTCCGCAACGTACAGATCCCCGGACCCAATAGGCGCTACGTTGATCCCCGGTTTGTTCGCCGTAGCGACTGCGCTCGATCCCTGAATGCCTTTGTGAAGATCGTTGATGCTGATAGGGATCTGCCCTTTTTTCTTCATCGCCTCCTTCTCATCAGTGGTCCACAGAGAATCGGATTTACCATAGGCTATCTCCCATCCTCGATTGTATACCTCATCGACCCACCATACGCGGTCCGTGTCTTCCTTGTACTTCTTCAGCAGCCGGTAGACCTCAAGTACCTCATCGTCAGCGCCAGCCAGTTTTATGGAGTCGGTATCGATCTCGTTCATTGAACACGTACCCCTTCAGGAACTGTCTCTTCTTTTTTGGGTTCAAGTTTCTCGTTCGGGATCACATTGATCTGAATGGTGGCACCGCTAATTCCGCAGTTACGGCAGATGTAAATAGGAGATTCAGCCTCCATAGTCGTTGTCTCGATCTGTACCCTGACGCGGCCGCTCGACATCTCTGTTTTCTTGTGGCACTTCTGGCAGAACTTCATTTGTGCTTCTTCCCCGTTACCGGATTTTTGGGATGCTTGCTGTTCCAGATCCGGGCGGCCTTCTCCTTCGCTGCCTTATCGCTCATCCCTTCTTTTTTGAAGCTATCCCGAATCTTCTCGTATCCCTTTGGCATGCTCACGCCCTCCCTATCTGTTCCTGCACGAACACCGTTGAATTGCTGATCTTCACCGGGAACGCGACCATGAACCGCTGCCACATCAGCATCGCGTCCCATCCGATGACTTCCGTGTGGATCTCTCCCTGCTGGACCTCAAAGAACGCCTCAAGCAGCGCTGTCTTTATGGCCGCCATCTCCTTATCACTCAGGTCTGACAACCTATGACCGGGAACCTTAAAAAAGGCGTAGCGATCGAAGTATGGGCTCATTTCCAAGGCGGAGGATGGTTTAACCTTGTATCCGACCACTACGCCATCAACCTTTATCGTCATGATCGCTTCCGGGTCCTTCTGCTTGTAGACGCCCATTTGCATAATGATGTCGCTGTCCTCGTTCGGGTGCTCGACGGCATATCGCAGGGCCTCACACGCTTCGAACAGCCGGCGGTCCGGTTTGATGATCTGTTTCAATTTCTTGTTGCGCTCAAGGCGCTGCTCCCGGTTCATGTCAGGCCCCCTCTTCCCAACTCTTGAGGCTTTGTAAATTTACCCCCGTTCTTCTTCCACTCCTCATACGGTTCTGTCGGCATTACAAACCCGCTTATTGCCCCGTCGGAATCTGTCACACCGGGGATAAAACTCTCTTCATCGGTCAATTCGGGGATTGGTTTCATGGCTTCCCCTCAAGTTTGCCTATCAGGTCAGTCACCTTGATCAACACGCACTCGTCCCCTTCGTGTCTCAATATTCTGCTGCTTTCCTGATATAAAGCCTGGTCCCCCACCTTGATCACAGACCCTGAGATCCCGAATGCCACCATCAGGACAGTCCCGCTCCACAACCCGCCCGTCTGAATTGGATCAACCAGGGCGATATAGTCATTGAGTAAGGTTAGTTCCATGTCACGCCGCCCATACTCTCCCCTCTTCCGATATATCCTGCTGACGTTTACGCCATCCGGTAAGGGGTCGCTCGGCTTTCTTTGGGGACACGGCGATAAACAAATCGGCTTCCCTGGCCATGCTCGCGGCCATCACGCAGTCAGCGAGTTTTCCCATCTCGGGTCCTATCCGCCGGCTGCCCTCGTACTTAATGAACGTCGCGCACTCGTCCAGGAGCACCCCATCGTACAGCGTTCCCTTCATCGCAACGAGCCATTGCCGGAGATCCCCACAGCATTCATATTTGTTCTTCTCGTTCTCTGGCCATCCGATTTGAGAGGTGACCACCTTCCCGGTCTTGTCGCACGTCACCTTGACGTACTGATTCGCTTTCAGTTCTACCAAGCGCTTAACTGTGGTTTGCCCGGCACCTGTCACCTCGACACACGTCAGGGCCCTGTCGTACCATCGGGACAATAAATCGGTAAGGTCCCCCCATTTATAGGCGTCGATACGGTTTGATCGCATCCTGGCAACTATCTCGTCGTGCAGCCGGTCGACCACATATGCGACGCTGTACGATGCCCCCAGGCCCTCAGACACATCACCGCCGACCGCGTACCTGTCCGACCATTTCAGGCCATCGTGGGTGTCGAGAAGGTAGTATGGCCAGCGCCATACTTCGAGTATTCCGTGGTCACTGGGTTCAAAGCTGATCTCTTTGGTATGGGGGTCTTCGACAAGATTCCCGGTGACGCCCTTCCGGGTGCTTTGATGCCGTACCAGGGCTTGCCCGAAGAATCCTGCGAAGCTGCTGCTCAGAGCCTCTGTCTCGGTCTCGGGATAGTGCTCGCTGAAATCCTCCGGTGTCATTCCTGATCGAAGCATACGAGCCTTGAAATCAGCCGGGCGGCCAGGATGGGCCTGATAAGGAAGGAAGATACGATTGAAATCGTTCTCCTTTTTCCTTGCTGCGATATATGTATCGCGTACCCACGGCCAACCCGGTCTGTTCTTCACTGAATTTGCAATGACTATGATCTGCCCGCCGGCCTGCTCGATGCCTGGCAGGGAGCTGGTGTAAATCGTTTCCACGCCCCGGATCATGTGCGCCTCATCGATAACGAGCATGTTCGGGGTTTTGGATTCCGCGCCCATCTCGGTCGTCGGCAGGCTTTTAATCGTCGCCTCAGTCCCGGCTTTATGGCTGAAGGTAAGGATCTGCTTGTTTCGAACCTTCACCTTTGGCAGCATCCAGTCCGGCAGCCGGTCCATAATGAAATACACGCGGTCCAGAAACTCAATCGCGTGATCCTCGGTGGCAGATATGACCACGATCAGGTGCAGCGGATGACGCATTGATAACCACAGGGACAGCGCCGCCACCAGCCATGTAAGCCCGAGCTGGCGAGCTTTGATGAGGATTGATAACAGTGAATTGAGTAATTGCGGGATGACTTTGGCCTGCGCCGGCCAGAGCTTGAGCTTTATCTGCCGCTTGTGCTCCTTGTCCTCGATCCATACCCAGGCATCAAGGAAATACAAAAACGAGCGCCAGACCTTCGCGCATTCGTCAATCTGCTGGTTTATCGTTAGTTCCATCATCTATGCCTTTTAAAGTGCTGGTGATGCGGGTTTTGACATTCCCGTCCGGTGTCCGCTTGTCAAGCAACCTTCCGTAAGCTTTAGCCACCACCAGCAAGCCGTGCCGCCACTAGGGCCATTAGGGATTCTGATGCGCTGTGCTCCACGTCTATCTTGTCACCGTACTTCTTAGGTAATAGCTTCGATAAGAGCCACTTGCGGCTGTCCACACGTAGCTTCGAACGCTGCACAAACTCATGATTTAATACGCGCTTGGCTGATTTGCCTTCTTTTGTGTCCTCCTCGACAAACAGCTCATCCCAGATGCTGTCGTCGGAGATTTGAAGGATCTCATCAGCCATTCGCTGAAGCTGTTTCTCTTTCGCGCGCACGTACCTGTTAGCCAGTTCTTCATCCTTCGACAGCCAGCTTTCCCAGGAAACTAAGCTAAGGTCGTGTAATTTACACGCCTTCCATATTGGCATGCTTGAGGATGATTCGATTTCTTTCAGGATTGCAGCGATGCGTTCAGGAGTCTTTTTCCCGCGCTGTGCTTTCTTTGGTACTTTGGGGACAGGTTTCTTTTTCACGCCTACATTATAAGGCATGATTTTGGGTGGTTTACGTAGATGTAATGCAGGGGATATGTTTGATATATCTATTTGTCATGTTTATGCACTTGACAGTCTGTTTCGATCCGTTGTTTTATATAATCATCCAGCATATCGGTATGAGACATGATTCTACCCCCCATTTTGGTCCACGGGAAGCCTTCTTTTACGATTGATCTCCATGATAGTTCAAGGTATTGCATGATTTCTTTTTTGCTGGTCAGCTTCTTACCCATCGCGGGAACCTCTGTTTTAGCCAATATCGAACTGTTTTCCACCTCAAAGGGATCGGGAAAGGGACGCGCCAAGTTCGATCATTAATACGAATCCCAATCTTGAAGCCAAAATCAAACACCTTTATGCTAATTTTGTTTTTTCCTATTTGAAAATTCATTTTATTTTATCGCATTCCATTAGACCACATCTCAAATCAAATCATATAATCTTAAACAACCTCAAATCTCCCATGGTCCGGCCGGCCGCCGCCGATTCCCATCATAAACCCGCCTGCTTCAAGTGCCCTCACAATCAGTTTCATCTCAAGCATCTCATGAATGCTGATCTTGAATTCACAGGACCAGTCCTGCGGGATGATTGCATTGTATTTCCAGATCATTTCATTCATCTTCGTCTTACAGGGTACTTTGACAAGCTGCACGTCTGATTCTTTTAACCTCTTATTCCCATTCATCATCGGGATCTCCTCGGGCTTGATGTAGCAAAGAGCTTTGATAAGATCATAGGTCCGTTGCACACTTCCTTCTGTCTTGAGTTTTAATAACCGCACCCCTGTCAGGATAACCCCTTTGATTTGCCTGGGTGGTACGAAGAGTAGCCCCTTATCGTCCTGATAGACCCCATCCATGGCGTTCTTTCGCTTCTCGGTGTCTGTCTTGGGCGTCTTCTCTGCTTCGAATGGTCTTGAAAACTTATACGGTATTATCCCCTTGATCTTAAATTCTTTGGAAATCATAATATCCTCCTTTAAAATAATTTATTTAACCTCATCACAAATCATATAACAAAACAGTATCTTATAAAAAGATACCTCACCAGATCTTACTTCCCTATCTGCTTCGCCGGGATATACTCCGGCATCGCCCCCTGGATAAACTCCTTCAGTTCTTTCGTGTTCCCGGATACCGACCGACCGACAGCAAACTTGATCGCGTCGATGTTGCCCATTGTGGCCTCATGCCGGTTCAACTGGCTAATTGCCATGCTTCCGATTTTGATCTGGTCCGACCCTTTCACTTCACCCCGCAGATACTTTCCCACGATCTCTGCTCCGAGCCTTGCATTTTCCCTAAGTGTTTTTGTCAATGCGTCCATTTTACCCTCCCTAAGTTGTTTAATTTATTTTATATTACCTCGCAAATCCCCTTTGTACCCAGCACATCTCAAGCTCTTGATAGTCTTTATTCATTGTCTTCCGCCTTTTCAACTCCCCAGTGTCCACCATTTCCCGACGTATGCAATACCGGTCACATAGCGTACAGAGATCGGCATTATCCATCCCTGATGCCAAGACCTGATCAAAAACAATCACCCCGTGTTCAACATGAGGATTGATGAATCCGTTACGCCTACACTCGGTCATCACCCTTACCCATGTGTCCAACAGCTCTTGAGGTATTTTTGTGCGGTACTCGTCCCACCTTCCATGATTACCCTGCCGGCCTACGAGGTAGAGATGGTTTTTGATTAATTTATAATCCTCGGACTCATCCAGGTTGCCGATCTGAAATATCCGGCGCATCGTTTCCGTTGGATGCTCCTGCGGCTTTATCAGTGGCGGCCTGTTTAGCAGCCTTTGCCGCTCTCCATTCGGCATTGATACGCTCTGACTCGTCCGGTACTTCGTGACCCCTGATGTTTGTCCGATAGGCGTTAGATCGCTTTCCATCTCCATTTCCTCCGTCTTTTAGCGGGAATAAACCTTTATAATTATTCTCTATTGATTGTTCTATAACCTTATTTGGATCGTTGCCCTCGTTTCTCAACCGTTCAAGTTTAGCAATAAGAAGATCCATTGCCTTTTCTGTTGGTTTTGCCCTGATGGATATCCGCATTTCCATGAACGCATCCCATGTTTCTTTTCTTATCCATTCAGGCAAAACAAATCCCTGCCCTTTAGTTTCCTTTAGTTTCCTTTCCTTTAGTTTCCTTTGCGGCTTATCGGGGGAAGTTATGGGGTTTTCTTGGTAAGAAATTGACTTATCGGGGTAAGATAGTCTTATTTGATCTATTTCAATGATTGGATTGTTGCGGTTTTTGTATGCGTCCTTCAGGCTATCAAGCAAATCTTGTGATACAATGACACAGTTTTTATAGAGTAATTCAGCGTCAATCTTGCCCGTTTTTGCCATAAGGTTTAACATATCCATACCGACATCTTCGGGGCATCGGATCTGGGCGAAGAAATAAAGCCTATCAGACTCTTCGTGGATGCAGATATGATGATCGGTTTGGCGGGTAAGAAACCGCATTAAGTTGGTAAAAAACCCGATTCCTTGTAGGCCATACTTTGATTCAAGGATGAATAATGTTTTCCCATCCTTCACATAAAAGGGAAAATAATCAGCATCGTGTCGTTCGGGTCGTCCCATTCACCACCTCACCGTGGTCTCCCCAAACAGCGGCATCATCACCGCCTCAATTCGCTGCTTGGTTTTCATAACATCAAGCGGCCTTGCCATAATTCGCGCTCTATCCATTTGCTCGCTCCCTTATAAAAGTCCTTTTTTATTTCAAAGCCGTATGCGCTTCTGTCAGATTGAATCGCGGCTATTATCGTGGACCCACTCCCGGCCACGGGGTCAATAACTACATCTCCCGGATCAGTAAAAATTCCAATGAGCTTTTTGAGTAGCTTTACAGGCTTCTGATTCGGGTGGAGTTTTTCGATATTTCCGTCTTTTTCCCACGGCATAGCGTTAAAAATCATCTTCCCATTGTTATTGAATTTCGGCAGTTTATCCCGATATAAGATGATCGCGTATTCACAGTTCCCGACTATTCGCATATTCGCTTTCAGGACCTGTGCGGAAAAGTTCTTGACAAATATGAGGTTGATATATCGATTCAGCCCGAACTCTTTCGCCTTTTCGATGAGTTCCATTTGCTGATCAAAGGCGCAAAATACAATCATTGCCGGTGCTTTCCCGGTTTCTTTCGGCTCTTTGATGAGCATCCTGGTGCAGAAGTTTAGAAATTCAGAAATTCGGAAGTCTTTGTCGGTATCAAAAAAAGCCGTCCCCGCTAAATTACTTGCGCCATTTGCATTATCGCCATCAACATACCAGGCCGGATTTGACCCGTAGGCATTTATCCCGGTATTATATGGGATATCTGCAATAACCAATTGCGCCTTTGGAATCTGATAGGACTTGAAATTTTGGAAGTGGTCGTTAATGAGTTTGTGTCGTGGCCTTATGGCTTTATCGTGTGAAGTCACAACACATTGCACCGATTCAGGCTCGAGCGTCGGCAGGATGTCAAGGTAGTCTCCGTTAATCACCATTTCACAACGATCTCCGTTCTCGGGTTTACCTTGTCGTGGTGCATCCTCGACCCGTCCCATGATTCAATCTGGCCGTCGTCCATCCAGACTATCCCCTCGAGGCAATCGCCTACCGATTCCAGGCATCCACTGAGATCCGGCTGCGGGCCCTTGAAATAGAAATGCGCCTCGACATCGACGGGGCAGGTCAGGCGGGGCAGCGGCCGGAGCTGGTAAAACATGGTGGCCCTTGCCGTCTTTTCCCACTCCTCATATGCCTTCGAAGGGAGAACCTTTTTCATCTTCCCCCTGGCGAATATCCGCTTGCTGTTTTTCTTGCTCCGGATGGAGCCCGGAAGGGTCAGTTTAAGCTCCGGCATGGGTAAGTCTCCCGTTATTCAGCAGGGACGGAGCTGCGTGTCCGGATCGACCCGGTGGGCTGGGAGCGAAAGGAAGATTCGGGCTCCGTCCCTGCATGTTCTTTGTCATAGCTTGTCACCTTATGGACAGTAAAGGGTAAAAAAATACCGTAATTCGTCACCCTGTAGACACCTCAAAGCAACAAAAAACTATTTATTATTTTGCAGTTCAATCTGTTGCCTTACTAAAGGAATTAATTCTGGATGCTCAATGAGGCCGTTAATAAGGTCCTCGTGCGCGGCCACCCAGCTTTCCTGGCGCAAGCCTTTGATCTGCTCTGCCGAGAACTTAAGGCCCGACTTTTTTTCAATAGTCTCGTTTGTCAAACCCATTCCCTCCATTAGTCGCACCATATAGGTGCCGGTTAGGCTTCGGGACTTTCCGAACTCATAGTACCTCTGTCTGGGAATTTTACAAACAGCCATGAAATGACTGTCTGTCCAGTTGCGTTTCTTGGCCTCTTCCTTGAGAAAGGGCCAATATTCGGTGAAGTGAATATCTTTCTTTTGGGATGCCATGGGTCGCATTATAGCACACCCGTCCACGGTGTCAAGAAAATAATTGTCCACAGAGATGCAAAAAAAAGCTTGACATATGTCCACCGTGGTGCTATATTAAAGCCGAAAGATCAGCAAAGCCCCAAACAGCGGCGATCCCGCAGATGGTTCCTCCGGGAATAATGTTGATCGGTAACAGGATCACGCCAGTCTCACACGGATCAACGCACACCCGGCGGCAAAAGTCAGAGCCAAGCCGGAAGTAAGGCGCCTCGGCTGC